ATGGTAGTAGTTGACGCAGAATACTTCTTCAAGGAGTTCAAAAATGAAGATTGACTTTCGAGTACAAGAAAAGATAAATGGTCTAGAGTATGAGTTAGAAGTCTACTCGAACGATGGTGAGCACTTTCGGGTCTGTGAGAACAAGTCACGATACTCTGAGTTTGAAACAAGGGAAGACTTTTATAATCACTTTGAAGACGCAGCTAAATGGATTTTTGGAACATGACTAAAACAGCAATTGTATATTCGTGTTCTCACTCAGACCCTTCAGTATCTAACGAGAGGTTTAGTTGGTTAGGTGAACTCATCTATGACATCAAACCTGACTACGTGGTAGACTTGGGGGACGGGGCAGACATGAAGTCCTTGAACTCATACGATGAACGATACCCTCAACAATTGGTGATGCAAAACTATGGTAAAGATATTGACTGGTATAATGACGCTATGGAAAGGGTTCGTTGGAAGTTTCGTCACCACAAAAGAAAACAACCTACATGGATTGGGTTTGAAGGAAACCACGAGTATCGAATCAAAAAGGCTATTGCCCACGACCCACGACTCGAAGACACGGAGGGACGAGGTTACGGGATATCCTTTGGGCATCTTCAAACAGACCACTGGTTCACAGAGTACCATGAGTACCATAACAGTGCCCCCAGTATCGCTGATTACGATGGTGTCAGTTACGCTCACTACTTTGCTTCTGGTAACTATGGCTCTGCTGTTAGTGGCATTCACCATGCTTATACCCTCCTCCAAAATAGGAACCATTCTTCTACTTGTGGCCATAGTCATAAGCGTAGCCTGTACTTTAAGGACGGTGCTCACCCTACGGGTATTATTGGTTTGGTCGCGGGTTGCTACAAAGGGGCGGAAGAGACATGGGCTGGACAAAGTAATAACGAGTGGTGGAAGGGTGTTGTAATCAAACGAGAGCTTTCTAATGGTATGTACGAACCAGAGTTTGTCTCTCTCAAGAAACTAGAGGAAACTTATGGACCGTGAAGAAAGAACAGTAACTAAAGAATACCTCAGCCTGTACATCGACACTATCCAAAAAGGTAATCCAGTTGTATTCGTTGAGGCAGACAACCTACTAGCAGTAGACCACCCAGAGAAAGGCTACCTAGTACTACAAATTGCAGATAAGGTAACAGGAGATGGATAAGATTCAAATTCTTGCTGATAACTATCCACTTACCGACCTACTTGAGCAGAATGACGTAGAAGAATATATCATTGTGAAGTGGTTGGTGGATGAAGGGATGGTTGATCTAGATGACTACTTTTTTGATGATGACATTGACACAGGAGAAAGCGATTGAGTGTGACTAAAGAAGATATCCTTGAGCTATCAAACCGACATGAGCAGCTATCTATGTTTGAGTATTGGTCTGCCGATGATGAACAGCAACACAGGGACCATGTAGGTAAGACACCTCTGGAAATGGTAAAAGAATACGCTGAGACTTCAGGTCAAAAACCTGACTCACTTCTCTACGCTGACCTTATAAACGAAGAGTTCAATGAGTGGTTGGACACTTGGTCATACAGCCTAGGGGATACAGCAGAGAACCTAAAAGAGTTGTCGGACCTTGTTTATGTCGCATACGGTTACGCTGGTTCTCGTGGCTGGGACTTGGACGAAGCGGTACGACGAGTACATGAAAACAATATGGGTCGTATGTATCAACCAGACGGAACGATTAAAAGGCGAGAAGATGGAAAGATTCTAAAAAACAAAGACTACCCTAAAGTAAACCTTAGCGACCTAGTATAAGACAAAGGAAAAGAACAAATATGACTAACAACTATCTGCCCACCCCATACCAAAGTTTTATCCACAAAAGCCGTTACTCTCGGTGGGTTCCTGAGGAAGGTCGTCGTGAAGAGTTCAGTGAAACTGTAGACCGCTTTATCACCAACATTGTCGATGGTGTAGACCCAAACACAGTACAAGACATTGAGCAAGCCATCCTTAACCTTGATGTGATGCCTAGTATGCGGGCTATGATGACTGCTGGTAAGGCCGCTGAACGTGATAACACTTGTATCTACAACTGTAGTTATCTTCCTGTAGATGACCCTAAGTCCTTCGATGAGGCTATGTTCATTCTCTTGTGTGGCACAGGTGTAGGGTTCTCTGTAGAGCGACAGTACATCAACAAACTGCCAGAGGTACCTGACACTCTCTACGACAGCGATACAACGGTTGTAGTAAAGGACAGCAAGGAAGGTTGGGCTAAAGCCTATCGCCAACTCCTGAGCCTTCTCTGGGCCGGTGAGGTACCTAAGTGGGATGTGTCTAAGGTTCGACCTGCTGGTGCTAAGCTTAAGACCTTTGGTGGTCGTGCTTCTGGTCCTGCTCCTTTGGTTGACCTCTTTCGGTTTACTATCGACAAGTTCCGAGGCGCTGTTGGCCGTAAGTTGAACTCTGTAGAGTGTCACGATATCATGTGTAAGATTGGTGAGGTTGTCGTGGTTGGTGGTGTACGCCGCTCTGCTATGATCTCTCTAAGTAACCTGTCTGATGACCGTATGCGCCATGCTAAGTCTGGTCAATGGTGGGAGACACAAGGGCAACGGGCTTTGGCTAACAACTCTGTGTGCTATAGTGAGAAACCTGATGTAGAAACCTTTATGCGTGAGTGGACCTCCCTTATTGAAAGTAAGTCTGGTGAGCGAGGTATCTTCAATCGTGTAGCCTCTCAGAAGCAAGCAGCTAAGAATGGTCGTCGTGATCCTAACTTTGAGTTTGGTACCAACCCTTGTAGCGAGATTATCCTTCGGCCCTACCAGTTCTGTAATTTGACGGAGGTAGTTGTACGTGCTACAGACACAGTTGAAGACCTAGAGCGGAAAGTACGCTTGGCTACCATCTTGGGTACAATCCAGAGTACGTACACTAACTTTCCATACCTTCGTAAGGTCTGGCAGAAGAACACTGAAGAAGAGCGGCTCCTTGGTGTGTCTCTCACAGGTATCATGGACAACCCATTGATGACAACAACCAACAAAGGACTGGAGAACACTCTTGAACATCTTCGGGAAGTTGCTGTTAGCACTAATGCTGATTGGGCTGTACGTCTTGGCATCCCTGTTAGTACTGCTATTACTTGTGTCAAGCCCTCAGGAACTGTGTCACAACTCGTTGATAGTGCCTCTGGCATTCACACAAGACACTCTGAGTATTACATTCGGACAGTGCGAGGAGATAACAAAGACCCATTGACACAGTTTATGATTGACATGGGTGTGCCTAGTGAACCTTGTGTGATGAAGCCTGATACGACAACAGTCTTTAGTTTCCCTACTAAGGCTCCTGAAGGTGCTATTACACGACATGGTATGGGGGCTATTGAACAGCTTGAAACTTGGTTGATGTACCAACGTCATTGGTGTGAGCATAAGCCTTCGATCACTGTGAGTGTCAAAGAGGATGAGTGGTTGGACGTTGGTGCTTTTGTTTACAAGCACTTTGATGAAATGTCTGGCGTGTCCTTCCTGCCTTACGATGGTGGGTCGTACCAACAAGCACCTTACCAAGAGTGTGATAAGGAACGCTACGAGGAGGTTTTGAGTACAATGCCTAAGACTATTGACTGGTCTAAACTAGCTGAGTATGAAGCTGAAGACAACACGACAGGAATGCAGTCACTTGCTTGTAGTTCTGATGGTTGTGAACTGGTAGACATTTAATGGACAAGTACACGATAATCAGTAAACAGAACTGTTCTTTTTGTTACAAAGCAGAAGAGCTTCTTAAGGCTAAGGAAGAGCAGTACGAGCTTCTTTACATTGAAGATGAGCCTTACCTTGCTAAACTACTTGGTATGGCAGACAAGAGAACAGTACCTCAAGTGTTCCTTGGTAGCACTTACATCGGGGGTTACCACGCCCTTGAGGACTATTTAACCTAAACTCTAAAACACCTGAGCATGTGTATAAACTGCTCTTGACAACAAGCGATAAAAACGTTATAATTAACTATAAGCTTTACTAAAGGAGCATGTAATGATAGATAAGTTTAGGTTTTGGCTCTCGTTTCAACTACTCATGTTAGGAGTTAAGGTTGCTCCTAGTGAGTTTGTACAAGAGTGGATTAAACATGGTCTTCGAGTCGCTGGCACAGGAATCGAAAAAGACCTTCTAGAAGACAATGAAATGGAAAGCAACAATGAATACCTTTGAGATTAAAATGACAATCCTTTCAATCCTTGGTGAAGCATCGTCTAAAGAAAAAGCAGAGGAACTTTACCAATGGGCTATGGAAGAGGTTGAAATTGAGACTAATGAGGCTGAAGTAACTACACTTAAAACAGTACAATAAGATGAAATACACCAGCATAAAAACAACAAAGGGTGGGCAGAAGAGGTGGGTCTTCACTCCTCCAAAAGAACCTCGGTTGGCTGGTGTTGTTAAGTCTCAAACCTTTTCAGATGGAAGAACAGCTAGGTTTGAAATACCAAAACTGATCGAAAAGGTTGAGGCTTACAGACGGGGAGAGCTAGTCGAAGGTGGTGTGGGTCCGAGTTCAAAGATTAAACACATAGTAAATCATTACCTTCAGTCTAGCTCTTTCTCGTCTTTGTCTAACCGTAGTCAAACTAGTTACGAGACTACCCTTAAGAAAGTTTGTGAGAGTGCATACGGTCAGATTAAGCTCGGTGATGTACGTCTCAATAAACTTACTTCAACTATGTGTCGAAACTACTACGATCTTTGGTTAGAACAGAAAGGAGCCAGTTACGCTAATCATTTGAGTCTACTCTTTTCAGTCTTGCTGAACTACTGTATCTCGATTGAACTTCTAGAGTTTAACCCAATGACCAGAGTGAAGAAGAAGACACATGAACCTAAGTCTATTATATGGACGAAAGATCAAGTAAAGAAAGCTTTGGATGTCTGTTTCAACGACTTCAAGTACCGTAGTACAGGTCTTATCATTCTTATGTGTTACGAGTGGGCTCAACGAACAATGGATATTTGCCACCTAAAATGGAGTGACATCGACTTTGAAAACAAAAAGGTAACAATCAAACAAACAAAAAGAGGAGCAACTGTACAGCTACCCCTCGAAGGACCATTACTTAGTATGTTAGAAGAACAGAAAAGACTGTGGGACTTTCAAGAGTATGTAGTACCCTATCACAGAGCCTCAGACAACGCCTACAGGCCGCTCTACGGTTCTCCCTTACACACCCTCTTCAAGCAGGTTAAAGAGCTTGCAGGGCTTCCTACAGAGCTTCAACTGAGTTACTTAAGAAAGACAGCAATCAATGAAATGGTAGAAGCACAGATCGACTCTACATCAATAATGCAGGTTACTGGACATAAGAGTATTCAAAGCCTGAACCCTTACCTTAAACACACCTACGAAGGAGCTAAGTCAGCACTTGCAGCGAGGTCAGCGTACAAAGATAGTTAGCCCCTGTGTCAAGAAATGTCAACTACAAGAAGGAGTTTGTCTTGGATGCGGTAGAACACAAGAACAGTTAAGAATGTGGACTACGTATACAGATCGTCAACGTAAAGAAATAATGAAGGAGTTAACTTGTGGTCCAACAGAAACCCAAGCCACGGACACGACGAGAAAAGACAAAGCATGACGAACAAAAGAAATCCATTGAGCTAGTACCTCGTAATGAAAACCAACAACTTTATTTAGATGCCCTCAAGTCCTCAGATCAGGTTATTGTCTTTGGTCCAGCAGGAACTGGTAAGACCTACTGTGTAGCAACTTTTGCAGCCAATGAGTACCACCTAAAGAACATACACAAGATCGTTATCACAAGACCTCATGTGGCTGTAGGAAAGGACATTGGATACCTTCCGGGTACACTAGAGGAGAAATGCGCTCCATGGGCTTTACCTGTCATTGATGTCTTAGAGAAGCACTTGTCTAAAGGAGTTGTCGAGACTGGACTTAAGAATCAAAACATTGAAGTAGCTCCCTTAGCTCTTATGCGTGGTCGATCCTTTGAAGATACCTTTGTGGTAGTGGACGAAGCACAGAACATCACATTACCAGAACTTAAGATGTTGGTTACTCGTATTGGTGAAGGCTCTAAGTTGGTTCTTAATGGTGACGTGCAACAGAGTGACCTTAAGGAAGCTGACGGGTTGACTAAGTTGGTGCACTACGCTAAGAAGTATATGCTACCGATTCCTATCATTGAGTTTACTATTGATGACGTAGTTCGTAGCGATATCTGTAAAGAGTGGATTAAGGTATTTACCGATGAGGGAATTTGATGAGGTACTGGGAATACATGCAAAAGGAGTATAGAAAGTTGGACTCAGGAAAGATTGCTAGTGATGGAGGTCCATCGGAGTACTATGATTTCCCAAAAGGTTGTGAGACACTGAACGACCTTATCGAGTACAAGGACATGTCTTTTGCACAAGGAAACATTTTCAAAGCAGCTTATCGACTAGGTAACAAAGACGGTATATCTCTTGAATACGATTTGAAAAAGATTAAATACTATGCAGACAGAATGCTTAACCAGATAAAGGAATCAGACAATGCTCCGCCAGATACTTAAGGTACTCTTAGTAACTTTACTTCCAACAACAGCAATGGCTAAAGTTGTCTACGACTCAGAGACTAGTACACTTCGTGTCACAGGCCCTACCAACATAGCACAGGTAGTCACAGCTAGTAACTACATGAACAAGTACCGAGTAAAGTACATTGAGATGTGGGGTCCGGGAGGAGGTACAATAGCTGGTCTTCACCTAGGCAACCGTATTGCTAAAGAGGATGATGTTACTGTTGTAATTCCTAAAGGCAAACGGTGCATCAGTGCCTGTGGGTTCGCTGCTATGGCTTCAAGTCATATTCGCATAGACGGTAAGATACTTCTACATCGACCCTACACACCGGCTGTAAGCGTTATGGAGACTCTTGAAGACGCTATGGCTTATATGGGTGAAGGCTATATTATGGTGGACAGGTACCTTACTAGACATGGATACTCAAGTAATGTCATGGATGCAATCATGGAGTACACTAGCACCTGTAAGCTTATGTCTTATGAAGACATTATAGTAAAAGATAGGAGTGACTTAAAGATGTGGTCACTAGATGACAGTAACTGTGAAATAATGAACTCACGAGTTAGACGTTAAGTAAGGAACACAGAATGAAACCTTTCCATGCAGGACGTAAAGCGTTCTACTCCCCTAAATTTAACAAGACAAAGAAAGGATACATCCTTGAAGGAAATCCCTACCAAGAAGGCACCAAGGACCACACGGACTGG